AAAGTGAGCTCGTTGAGCCGTTTAAGCAGAGGTTTTACGTCCACGCGGTGAACCAACCTTCACTTTGCTGGGGCTGTCCGCAGGGGGACCGTCAAGATCGGGGGTGTCGTCAACAATGTCAGCGGCCAACACATCAGCATCCACAGGGGCTGCCGGGTCGACCGCAACGTCGTCATCGGCGAACATGTCGGCAACAACCCGTTTCGCACTGTCGTCCGATGCGAGAGCGCTGGTGATCGCATCCATCTGGGTTTTCATGCTGTCCAGTTGGGTGCGAAGAAGCGTTTCGGTGGTGCTGTCAGCAGCGAACTGGATGTCAAGCCCGTCACCACGGGGGTCTTCAGCGACAGTCGCAACCCTGGCCCCTTCAAGGGTGTACACCTCAAGTTGGGGGCGGAGTTGGTCCCACAGGTGTTCCTGCTGGTACACCCCGTATCTGGTGAGAAGACGCTCGAATTCGTCGCTGCGATATTTGCGGCGGGCATCAATGTTGCGGGCGTCAGGGTCGCCGAGCCACAAAGCAACAGCTTCCATTGAAACAAGAGTTTCGCCGCCAGGTTCAATCATGGTTGGCTGCGAGTTGAACATGTCGGAGAACCGTTCGGTTCCAACATTTTTGACACGAACAATCTGTTGCATTGAACAGACCTTTCTGAAAAGTGCGCGGTGAGCGACAGCGGAATGGTTGATACAGGGTTACAGCATTACTGCGTTACTGTGTTTGTCAGCCGCGCTGGCCGACAAGAACAGTCACCAAACCACCGGAGGCGGCGGTCACAGCAACACCAAGCACCTCGCCAGGAGCGGCGGAGGAGGTGGCGTCGATGACCGAACCGGCGGTGGTGCCGGAACGTTTGAGAACAGCACCGGCGGCGATGGTTCCATCAGCCGGGACGTTCTCAACGATACCGTAGGTGACGACGGTGACAATACCGCCGGACACAGCCGAACCGGTGCTGATTCCCACACACAAAGCGGGGGAAACAGAAGTGGTTGCGGTTGCGACCGTACCGGTCGTACCAATCGACACGACCTTCACACCAGTGATGGCTGCGGAGGTCGGCATCGGAATTTCGGTTCGGAAACCGGTGCTGGTCAGCGTCGAGTACCCGAAAGCACCAGACGGGTTAGTGAGTTGTTTCTCTGCCATTTAGGTGCCTCCTAGACGCCAAAAGCAAGGACGGTGAACGAAACAGCCGAAAGGTCCGTGGTGGCCGGAACCTCAATGAGGGGGCCGTCGGCGGCGTTGTTGTTGTCGCCGTAAAACACTTTCAGCTTGGAGTTGGTTGCGTCCCACACAGGAACGTAACCGGTGTTGGTCCCAACTGGGATCACAGCAGAAATGCGGGTGAAACCAAACTGGTTGGGGACGACCGCATACCCGCCAGTGGCATACGATGCATCCCCGGTCACAGTTTCAACCGAAAGACGCTGCTTGGCCCCCAGAAGGTTGCCTGCAAAAACGGTGGTAACGGTAGCTGCCATCAGTCAGCCCCCTTTACGCCGTGATCGCAGTCATCTTGCCGTGACGGGAGCAGTTGGTGTTGATGAGGTTGCCTGCCCACAGCATCTTGGCGACCATCGCATCCTGGTTGACCGGCGACTGGAACGGCTCAAGATAAAAATCGGCTCGAGGCGAAACAGCCCAGTACAGGAAATCCTCGTTGAGGAAATAGATGTGCGAGTTCGTGGTTGAACCGCTCACATCCGGCACATGCGAGTCAACAACCCACGGAACACCGTTGAACAGTTGGTTCGTGAAACCAGCCTGTGCAAGCTGCTCGTCCATACCGGACGGTTGGGTTGGGAACTGTTGGGTGATGACGTTCAGGTTCCAGAAACGGTTGTACTGGTCCTGACGGGAACAAATGATCGTGGGATGACGACCAGCGCGCGACACCGAACCGAACATCGACTGCAAAGCCGACAAGGTGAGGGTCGTGGTCGAAGCGTCCACAGTGGACTTCCACCAGGTGTTCGCCGAACGGCTGATACCAGCGTAGGTGCCAAGGATCGTGGAGTCATCCACAGCGCCACGAAGACCATCAATGTCTTTGGTGTTGGTCGTACCATCAGACCACAAACCGGTCGCAAGGTTCTCAGCCATCTCCATCTCCGCCTGGGCGAAGTAAAGTTGAATGAAGTTCGCGACAGCCTGCGGGTTGTCGGTCTTGATGAGGGTCAGACCGTCAACGGTCACGTTGACATAATGCTGCTTCCAATCCCACGAACCGTTCTTGATCGTGTCCGAAGGGGCCACGTTCAGAAGATCAAAACCCGAGTACGCACCTCCGGTGCCGAAACGCGAGTACATGAGAGGAACTTCGATCTGGGTGCCACCTCGAACAATGCGCTTGTTGGCCTTGTTGAGACGGAAAAAGATCGGGTTGCTGTTGTAAATGTTGTCAACGATCTCCGGCATGATGTAATGCCGGGAAATGGCGGTGACAACGTTGCTGCCGATGGGGGTTGCCATCGTGTCATGCCTCCTTCATCGGGGGTATCCCCGAAGGGGTTGTGGTTGGGACTGGCCTCCGATGTGGGTGCCGGGTTTCACCGAAACCGATGAAGGAGACAACAAACATCAGTTTGCTGCCCCGTTCATCGCTTCAGCGACTTCACGGATCATGGCCTGCTCACGTTCCGCTTTCGTCATGGGACGTTGTGCGGGTGCGGTGCGCGGGACTGATCCGCTTGAACCTGCCAAAGCTGACGCTTTCCGCTTTTTTTCAGCGGTTTGCTCAACAGTTTGAGCGTACTGGTCAACCTGGTTTTGAAGAACTTTCTCTCGAAACGCCGGGGTTGCCCACATGGCGGTTTCAAGAGCTTGTTTGGTGGCCTCAGCGGCGTTCCCACCGTTACGGGCCATGAGGGTCGGTACGATCTGCAAAGCAGCAGCCTGCGAGGCGATCATGTCAAGTTCCTGTGGGCTGAAATCCGGGTGGGCTTCAACAAACAGTTGCTGCCCAACCTCAACTTGTTGCAACATCCGTTGCTGATCCTGCTGATATTGGGCTTGGGCGATCTGCTGCTGTTGCGTCTGATAGTCAGCCAACATTTGTTGCTGTTGGGCGATGACAGCGTTTTGTTGTGCAGTGATCTGCTGCACATATTGGGCGAGTTGCGGGTCGAGAAACTCGTTAGGATCAACTTTCGGTACCTCTGGTACCACGGCACCGGCCACACCAGGGGTAAATGTGGCCGGTGCCGGTCCGCTGCCGCTCGCCGCGGGAGGTGCCTGTTCCGGCTGGTTTGCGGGAACAAGCCGGTACTGGCCTGAAAGAACATCGTTGACGGCCTGTGCGGCCTCAGGGGGCAGTTGTGCCGCCCAATCGTAAAGAGCCAAAAGCTGTTCGGCTTCTTCACGGCTGACTTCACGGTCAGCGATCCGGTAACGATCCTCAACCGGTTGAGGTTGCTCAACCGGTTGTTCGTCAACAATGCCAGTTTCGGTTTCGTCAACCGGCACCGTTGGAACATCGTAACCTTTGTCTCGTTCAGCAAAAAATTCGCTGAGCTGACGGGCCATTTCATCCTCAGACATACCCTCCCGGGTGTCTGGGATGTTGAAATCAACACCGGTATCTGCCGGCTCAAGATCAAAGTTGTCGTCAGCGTACGGTTCACCTGGGGCGAACGCGTCTTGCAGGTCAGTCATCTATTTACCCCTGTAGGATTCGACGAAGTTCGTCGGGATTCGGCATTGAAGGTTCTTGGCGAACACCAGGAACCCCGCCCCCCATACCCATACCGGGCGGCATGCCGCCACCCATAAGGTCAGGGGGAAGACCGCCACCCATACCAGGCGGCGGACCCATCGGTGGCATCCCCATCGGGGGCGCACCAGGGATTTGGGTTGAACCTTGAGCTTGCATGTTGTCGATCGGCTCACGAAGCTTTTGAACAACTTGCATTTCAAGGTTCAAAATGAACTCAAGGTCAGCGTCGGGAAGCACTTTCATGTCCGCAAGGTTGCGGAGCAGTTTGGTGAGAGACTCAGCAAACGTGTTATCAGTGCGGGTACCCGGCATTGTTCAACCTTGAAAGTTCGATGCGGACAGTTCAGGACTTGGCGGAAAGATCACGAACAGTCAGGTTGCCTTTACGCTTCGCATCCGGGTTCGACCCGTAAGCGGTCGTGGCAGTATGACCAACCTTGGTGATCTTGGCGTTACCGGTGTTCGACTGGATTTTTGCCTCGTTCGGCATGTGGCTCTCCTTAGTGGAATGGGCTGTTACAAGTCTACGCTATTTTGATGGTTTAACAGCGGTTTTGTTTCAGTATTGTTCTGGGGACAGATCAATACCGGTTTCACCGGTTTCCGATGCAATATCGGGGTCACCGTTCGGGTAATAACAGTTACGGCCTTCTTCCCCAATTGAGTACGATTGGTGTCCGTCAATTGCTCGCACGATCGCAAACTGGTTGGGGCCACCGGTGTAACCCCTGGGGGTTGGGGTGGGGGTGTTGCTCGAGCCAAGATCAGGCATCGGTTTTCTCCTTGATAATTTGGGTTAGATTGCGTAACGGATGATGACAATGCCGGAACCACCAGCACCTGAAGCTGCACCGGTGGTGGCGACACGACCAGCACCACCACCACCGCCACCTGTGTTAGCAGTCGCGTCTGTTCCGGCGCTTTGACGGCCACCAGCCCCACCGCCACTACTGGCAGAACCAATTGTTCCTGTGGTGCCACCAATTCCACCGCCACCACCACCAGCGAACCCGGTTGGAACAGTTGGTTGTGACGCTGCGGCCAAAGCTGTGTTCAAATCAGTGATCCACGCTGGGGTGTTGCCCGCACCACCTGTGCCACCAATGTTCCCTGCCGCAGTTGCGCCGGCAACACCGTTCCCACCGGCAGCAGTTGCACCACCACCACCACCGGCACCGTTCAAAGTGGAACTAGAAAATCCTGCTGTTCCACCGTTGTTGCCTTGTCCGACAGTTCCGGTACCGAACGATGCGGTGTTAGCAGTGCCGGTTCCACCACCGGAACCACCGTTACCTGGAAGAAGAAAAATGGTGGAACCACCTTGACCTCCACCTACTGTGGTGACCAAAGAACCCACAGATGAACCAGTTCCAGGATTACCAGTTCCGATTGCTGGTGCTGCGGCACCACCTGCACCAACAGTGATTGTTTGTGTTGCAGTAACAGAAACAGTTGAGTTCAAATAGCCGCCTGCACCACCGCCACCACCAGAGTGGGTTGCGTTCGACGCACCACCGGAACCACCACCGGCAACAACCAAATATTCAACAGTCCCAGGTGACACCATTGTGAGTGTGCCACTGGCAGTGAACACATGGTACCGGTAACCGCCAGTGGTGACAGTTGTACCACCAGTGAACGACGGTCCGGTAGCGGACACAAAATAGTCCATGCCACGGTCGTTCAAGTTGGTTTCCGTACCACCCCACAGGGTGTACAGAAGATCATTGGTGGAACCTGTTCCGGCGGGACGGTCCAACCCGGTGTTGATCGCGTTGGGGGAAACTTTGGTTGCCATGAGATCATTGAAACTGTCGCCTGCCATCAAGTTTTCCTTCTCGAGGCTTGCCTGGCGTCCGGCGGTTGACCCAAAGCGCCTTGTTGGGCTTGCATTTCACGCATCCGTTGGGTGATCAACGCACGATTCGGCCAATCATGTGCTTCCAACACAGCTTCAATGTCAATCGCCCCCATTGCGAACAGGGTGTCTGCTTCAGCGACACGAGCAGATCGGGCTGTTGATGTTTGCGAACCAGCGGAAACAAGCAGTTCGAACCGCATCGGAACACGCCCTTCCGGTGATGGAAGATAAAAATGCATGTTGTGAAGGGTGAGTGCTGTTTTTTGACCGGACGGGCCGACCATTGCCACAATCCGGGGGGTGTCGTAGAATTCACAGATCAACGACGCCACTTTTTGGCCGGCACCTGTAAGGGTGATTTCAAGGTTTCGGAGTGCCTGACGGATCCGTACGAACGCTGCTTCTTGCACCGAATCCAACACCCCTTGGGCGTTTCGACCGGTGGGGGTTGCGCCACGAACAATACCTGACAAACCTGAAATTCGTTCCATTTCACCGATGTAAAACCCGATGAGAGACATGGCGAATTGTTCATGGAACGGTGGGGGGGACAACCATTCGGCCCGTCCACCTGCGTTGATGCTGATTCGTTGACCTGGTTTGTTGGTGATTTTGGTGCGCTGAATGCCGGCACGGTTATCTTCAAGGAACACCGGGTTACCAGTCAACCAAATGTTGTGTTCCATTGCGGCAAGCAACCGGTTGATGGAAAGTTGGGTGGGTGCCAACATTTCAACCATGCTGTAACCCCAAAATTCGCCGGTGTCCAACGGCACATACCGATCGTAGGGGTGTTGGCCGTGGTTCCACAGGGCATCAGCAGGTTCGTCCATCAGAACACACCCGCCGGCAACAACAACACACCGCCAACCGTCATACACCCGTTCTTTGTTCGACGGGGGCGTCCCAGCTGCTTCTTCGGGGGGAAGGTCAGGGAAAGCGTCGGTGTGAACAGGGGTTCGCATCCACGCTTCGAACACGGTGATGCCACGGTCATCGGTGGCTTCCAAACGGTCAGTTTGTCCTGGCAGACCGTATCGGGGGCTGGTTGCCGGTGAGATAGCCCCAGGGTTCGCTTTTGGTTGGGTGCCTTGACCGGTGGATTCGCTGATCACCGTCGGTGACTCTTCAGTGTTCTCTTGGTATCCGTCGCCGTTCAAACGTTTCAACGACCCTGGGAAACGACGTTCCACTTCTTGGGCTGGCAACGTTTTCACTTCAACAAAAAAGTTGGCGTCGTCCATCCCACGGGCTTGCGGATCTGGGTAGAACGTGAACGGGTCAATGCGGGTGATCGCAGCGTTCCCCAACCCACCAACTTTGGATTGGTCCCAAACAGATTTCAAAATCCCTGTCCCGTACACCCACCCGTCCCACAACAAACGTTCAATTTCAACATCTGTTTTTTCGGCTTGCCAGTTGGTTTGCAACACAACCTGAAGGTCATGGGAAAGTTGGTCGTGAAATTCGGCGAACGGGCTGTACGGTTCGGCTGCTGGGGCGACGTTGAACGTGGGTCGCTGGTCGGTCATCCAAGCTGTCAAAGACGCCACGATCGGAAAAATTTCTGGAACTTCCGGTTTTGGCATCCACGCTGCACGATCCCCCCAGGTGCGGTTGCGAAGAATCTGATAGTTCTTCACCCACTGGGTGATCAAAGGGCGACGGGCCGATCTGGCACGATAAAACAGATCTCGAACATACCCGGCCAGTTTCGCTTCCTGTTCCGGGGAAAGTTTCGGTTTTTCAGGGTTTTGGGCGCGACCCGGCTCTGTTGGGTCAGCTGACATTGGCTGTGTCAGACTAAATTGTTCATCTGTTACAGCCATTGGGTTTTAGCCTCCGTAACCCCAGTCTCTCTCATTTTAGCGTATGTGGCATCCAAGCCTTCGTCGGTAACCCCTAATTCTGTTTTGGCTTCACGTGGATCCACTGGAATGAAACTTCGATCAATGCCATCTTTCAACGATTGTTGTTCCGAAAGGGTTTTGAAACCGTCTTTCAGATCCGCCTCAGATTCCACATATCTACCCAATGCCACATTAAAATGTGGGGCCATACCCATTTTGGGTGCGAACAACGAGTATTTGCGGGTCATTTTGATACCACAATTTGGGCATCCTGGTGGTTGTGTTTCCCCAAGTTCACGCCAATCCTGAAACACACCGTGAACAACACATTTGAACTCGTAAATAGGCATATCAATCCTCATTATCCCATGATTCCCACGGCAAAGGGCGCAGCAAACTGTCCGTGTCAGGTGTTGTTTCCTGAATGCCGTACGCCAAAACCGGTGAATCCATTGCATGACATGTCACTGTGATCGCCAAAGACATCACAGTGTCATCGTAACCGTCCTCGTTTGCCGGCCCGTAACCGCCGTTGTCGAGGGTCACATAGTTCAACATTTCGTTGTATGTGGTTTGGTCATGGATTGTGATTGACTCATCCATGATCACTTTCAGCAACCAGCCCATCGCCAAATGTTTCGATTGGGTGGTGGTCGACCAACCGTACTGGTCGGTGGAAACTTTGCCTGGGGTGTGATCTGGGCGGGCTTTGTTCCAAATTTTGGGGTAGTTCATACCCAACAGTTTGCCGATCGTCATATACCCTGGGCCTTCAATTTCGTTTGTGACCGTTGCAGTGTTGTAGTACAACCCGATTTTGAACAGTTCCTCGGCGAACCCACCGGGGTCAACGCGTCCCCGCCACACCGCAACCTGTTCCAAGGTGCGTCGGTTGATGACCTGTGCGACCGCAAAGTCACCTCTGGTGGTGTGTGTGGGGTCGCCGCCCACAAAGTACACACCCCAATCCTGGTCTGCGGATGGGGCTCGGAACACTGTCATCGGACCTTGAGGGTCAGCTTTGAACGTGACTTTGTTGCCGTCACGAAACAAATACCCTCGAGTGCCAGGCATCGGTTCAAACACTTTGTTCAACGCATGATGGGGGAACACGTTGGTTCCCGATGCGATGAACGCCTCTTCGGGGGTTGCAGGGTATTCCTGTTTGAATTTCAACACATCGTTTTCGCACAGGTTTTTGATCGCCCACCGGCGCCACGCCAACCGGTCATCAGACAACCCCATTGCCCGCAACGTTTTTTCATCCGAATCAACGTTTCCCAAAGAGTTGTACGGCAACCCCACATAGGACGCCAAATACTCTGGGTGCCGGTGCCACGGAAAAAACAGGGGCTCATATTCGGTGTCGCCCGCTTCGGCAGCCAGCCATTGTTGATGAAAATAGTTGCCCATCCCGTTCGCGGTGGATTCCATGATGATCGCTGTTCCAGGTGTTGAAGGGATTGTTTGACGCAACCCCAACATCACCGTCGATGCTTCAGGCCAAAACGCCACCTCTGATGCGTGAAGGAAATGGATCGTCGCAGACCGACCGGTTGCTTTGTTGCCGGCAGTTGAAACTTGGATGCTCGAGCCTGTAGTGGTCCAAGCGATGTGATTTTTTGACTCAGCTTTAGGTTTCCCATACAAACCTTTCAACGGGTATGTGTCCCAATACAGTTTTGTCATGTTCAAAAGGTTTTGGGATGCCGGGATCTCATGGGCAATCACCATCCCTTTGTACCGTTCATACACGAACGCCAAACTGAACAACACCGCTTCGGTGATCGTTGAAATCCCCAACTGGCGGGCTTTCAACACAATCAGCCGGATACGACCGGTGGTGTCGAGTTGCCGTTGGATCGCATCCAAATATTCTTGCTGAGCCCAATTTGGAACAAGCGGGGTGACCTGTAGGTCTTTCGTGAGGATCGACAGGTTACGAACAAGCGGTGTCAAATTCACCCTGGCGGCCCGTCCTCAACAACATCCGCCTGTGCTTTCCTGCCAACAGCACCACGGCCCACATCAGCTCGCATCTGACGGTTCATTGCTTCCACCTGCATGCGTAAAGCCACAATTGAATCGTCCTCTTTTTCTTCCCGCAGTTCTTTCACCAACGCCGGAATCATGGACCGCATCAACGCCGTTTTGACCTGTGGGGTTCCGGTTCGCATCATCTGCTCATAGGCGTCCAATGTCATGTTCGCCAACCGTCGAACCCTGTCCCGCAACTCTTCATCTTGGGCGACAACAGCAGCAGCCATAGCTTGCACATCAGACACCGTCACCACCCCCAAACCCCCCGTACGGTTTGTGGGTCACCGTGATATCGAACATCACCCCAGGTTTGTCCGTCAACGGCAACGCCGCATACTTATCTTCCAACGGGACACCCAACATCAAAATCAGTTCCCCGTCACGTTCAGAAATCCTCGCCCCTTTCTGATACGCAGAAAACACCGCCAACACCTCCGGGTTCGGTTGTTCAACCGGTTTCTTTCTCGCAACCATCACACACCCCCCGGGTTGCCCATCCGGCTGATCTCAGCCAACAAATCCGCCCCAGGGCTGATCATCGCCACCCCATCATGTTCCAACCCAACATCCGGAAAATCGTAATCCGTCGGGTCAGGAACCAACTCACCAAACCCATCCCACTGGGGGACCTGCTGCCAATGGGTCACACCCAAATCTTCCGCAGCGTTATGGGCCGGCTGGGTAACCTCACCCGCTCGAACAGGGAACACCACCGACGCAGCAACCCCCTCAACCACAACCCCAATCGCATCAGTCACCCCAACCACCGACTCACGCACCCCATCACCCAACAGGCGCACAACCCGATCCACCACAAAACCCAAAAACCATGCAACCCCAACGGCCCCAACCAACAACCCCACAAACCCGTAAAAACCATCTCGAGAACGCAAACCAACCTCCCAAAACAAACCCAAAAACCTGTGCAACAACAACCCCAGGTGTGCAACCAACGTAACCCACTAATGCGTATTAAGCAACCAAAGACCCCGAAACCTGCTCCGTTTAAAGAC